AATAGAAACTAAATTAGACGAGTTTGTAAAATATCGTTGGATTATAGTTGGTGTTTTTGCTGTTGTTTCTTTTGCTCTTTCACAATCTCATATGGTTGTTGACTTTTTGACTCCTGATACACCTCAAGTATACACGCAACGAAAATAAATAGTTGAGTGTTGGCGTTAGAGCCAATGAAAACTCAAAAAAAAGTCACTCTCTACACTCTACAAAAAACAACAAATTCTGTTGTTAAGTGGACTGGAATAATCACCTCACTTTGCCTTGACAAGTCCAAATAAACTGGTAGAATACATCAACTGGATACTGTTTCATTATGGACTTTGTTGATGTAAAGTACATCAATTTGATTTCTGCACGATTTCAAAAATTTAAGAAAGTAAAGCACAATCTCTACAATTTTCGATGTCCTATTTGTGGAGATTCGCAGAAGAATAAGAATAAAGCAAGAGGATATTTGTATCAAGTTAAAAACAATACAAACTTTAAGTGTCATAATTGCGGACTTAATATTTCCTTTAATAATTTTCTCAAACAATTAGACCCAGTAATTTATAAACAATATACTTTTGAGAAATTTAAGGACGGAAAAACAGGTAAAAACTTTACTGTAGATGAACCAAAGTTTCATTTTGAAGCACCAAAATTTAGACCTAAACTTGATTTGCCAAAAGCATCTGAGAATTCAATATCAAAATTATATTTGGAAAAGAGAAAATTAAATCCGGATAAATTTTATTATACCGATAAATTTAAGGAATGGGCAAATTCTCTTCGACAAATATTCGACAGTACAGATAAAGATGAACCAAGGATTATTATTCCTTTGTTTTATCAAAATACTTTGGTCGGATTTCAAGGAAGAGCACTTGGTCCAAACAAGATTAAATATATTACCGTGATGATTAATGATGATGCCCCAAAAATCTATGGTCTCGATGAGATACAAAAAACTGAAACTGTCTACATCACCGAAGGTCCCTTCGACTCAACATTCATTCGCAATGCGATTGCTTTGTGTGGAGCTGATGGTGATGTTAGTAAGTGGGGTATTGACAGGTGTGTTTGGATTTACGATAACGAACCACGTAATGCAGAAATCCATTCAAGAATCTCCCGAGTCATCGATAGGGGAGAAAAAGTAGTCATCTGGCCTTCATCAATAAAAGAAAAAGACATTAATGATATGGTTTTATCTGGACTGGATGTTCAGTCTGTGGTAGAATCAAACATATATTCTGGATTAGAAGCAAAACTAAAATTTACTACTTGGAAGAAAATATGAGCAACGGAACCAAAGTTAAAAAGCGTGATGGTCGCATTGAGTCTCTTGACCTAGACAAGATGCACTTGATGGTTGAAGAGTCTTGCAAGGGTCTTGCGGGGGTCTCTGCGAGTCAAGTTGAGATGACCTCTGGTATTCAGTTTTATGATGGAATTACGACGGCAGAAATTCAGGAAATTCTCATTCGTTCTGCTTCCGATTTGATTGATCTGGAGCATCCAAATTATCAGTATGTTGCTGCTCGTCTGCTTCTTTTTGCAGTTCGTAAGCAACTATATGGAAGGATGAAAGAAATTCCTACTTTAGAGCAGCACATTTATACTTGCGTAAATGCTGAAGTTTACGATAGTGATATTTTCAACAAATATTCTAAAGAAGAAATTCAACGTGCCGATTCTTATATAGATCATGATCGTGACTATTTGTTTACTTATGCTGGTCTACGTCAGGTAGTAGATAAGTATTTGGTTCAAGATCGTAGTAGTGGGGGAGTTTATGAAACTCCTCAATTCATGTATATGATGATTGCTCTGACTATTTTTGCAGAGTATCCAAAAGAAACCCGTATGTCATATGTTAAGAGGTACTATGACGCAATCTCAAAGCACAAAATCAACATTCCCACACCTATCATGGCAGGGGTTAGAACTCCACTTCGACAGTTTGCTAGCTGTGTTCTTGTTGATGTTGATGACACCCTCGATTCTATCTTTAGCTCTGATATGGCAATTGGCAGGTATGTTGCACAAAGGGCGGGAATCGGCATCAACGCAGGCCGCATCCGTGGCATCAACAGTAAAATCAGAGGTGGAGAAGTTCAGCACACAGGTGTTGTTCCATTCCTCAAAAAGTTTGAGGCAACTGTCCGATGCTGCACTCAAAATGGCATCCGTGGTGGATCAGCAACTGTCCACTTCCCAATCTGGCACCAAGAAATCGAAGACATCCTAGTGCTGAAAAATAACAAAGGTACGGAGGATAATCGTGTTCGCAAACTTGACTACAGCATTCAAATCAGCAAACTCTTCTATGAGAGGTTCATTCAGGATGGTGAGATCACTCTTTTCTCCCCACACGATGTACCTGGACTATATGATAGCTTCGGACTCCCTGGTTTTGATGATCTCTACGTTTCGTATGAAAAAGATCCGTCCGTTAAGAAAAAAACTGTTAAGGCGCAGGAACTTATTCTTAACCTCCTTAAGGAACGTGCGGAAACAGGTCGTGTCTATATTATGAACATTGATCATTGCAATTCTCACAGTTCTTTTAAAGATAAGATTGAGATGAGCAATCTTTGTCAGGAAATTACTCTTCCAACATATCCAATTCAACATATTGATGATACAAGTGGTGAGATTGCTCTATGTATTCTCTCTGCCATTAATGTTGGCAAAGTAAAATCTGACGAAGAACTTGAAGAACTTTGCGATCTTTCTGTTCGTGGTCTTGACGAATTAATTGATTATCAAAAGTATCCAGTTGAAGCAGCAGAGATTGCTACAAAGGCACGTAGGTCTCTTGGAATTGGGTTTATTGGTCTTGCTCACTATCTTGCTAAACTTGGGTTTAATTATGATTCCCAAGAGGCATGGAATGCAGTTCATGGACTTTCTGAGTCATTTCAGTATTATCTACTGAAAGCATCAAATCAACTTGCTAAAGAGAAGGGTCATTGTGAATACTTTGGTCGTACTAAGTATGCTGATGGTATTCTCCCAATTGATACCTATAAAAAAGATGTAGACGAAATTTCTTCTATTGCATATGAACACGATTGGGAATCTCTTAGAGCATCAATCTTGGAGTATGGTCTCAGGCACTCAACATTGTCCGCACAGATGCCTTCGGAGAGCAGTTCCGTTGTGTCAAATGCAACAAATGGAATTGAACCACCCAGAGATTATCTGTCCGTTAAGAAGTCCAAAAAAGGACCTCTTAAGCAAATTGTTCCGCAGTATCATACCCTTAAGAACAATTACACGCTTCTTTGGGATATGCCTAGTAATCGTGGTTATATTAACATTGTCTCTGTTATGCAAAAATTCTTTGATCAAGCAATTTCTGCAAACTGGTCATATAATCCAGAAAATTATGAAAATAATGAAGTTCCTACTTCAGTAATGGCAAATGACTTTTTGACTACATACAAGTATGGGCACAAAACAGCATACTATCAAAATACTTACGATATTAAAACTGATGAGGTAGTAGAAGAGAAGAAGTCCCAATTGGAAAATCTTCTTAATGAGTTAAGTTCAGTAGAGGAGGGAGAGTGTGAATCCTGTGCAGTTTAAAATTTCTTCTGTAGAAGAACCCCAAACAAATATTCAAGGAATGACAGTATTTAATACTGAAAAAGTTGATACCAAAAAGCAACCAATGTTCTTTGGTCAACCACTTGGAATTCAAAGATATGATTCGTACAAGTATCCTATTTTTGATAAACTAACTACTCAGCAACTTGGATACTTCTGGAGACCTGAAGAGGTCTCCCTTCAGAAGGATCGTGGAGACTATCAAACTCTTCGTCCTGAGCAGAAGCATATCTATACTTCCAATCTGAAGTATCAGATTATGCTTGACTCTGTTCAAGGTCGTGGACCTGGAATGGCTTTTATTCCATATTGCTCTCTTCCTGAACTGGAAGCGTGTATGGAAGTGTGGGGATTTATGGAAATGATCCATTCACGATCCTACACTTACATCATCAAGAACGTTTATTCCGACCCTTCTGAGGTGTTTGATACTATCATCGGTGACGAGCGCATTCTAGAGCGTGCTAGGAGCGTTACAGAGTCATATGACGACTTCATTCAATCTGCTCAATCTTACGGAACTTCCAGTGATTGGATGTTCCGACTTGAGGGAGTTCAAAATGCAAAAGAAACACTTACTGAGGTAAAGAGAAAACTTTACAGAGCAGTTGCAAACGTTAACATCCTTGAAGGTATTCGTTTCTATGTTTCATTTGCTTGTAGTTTCGCTTTTGGTGAACTTAAGTTGATGGAAGGATCTGCAAAGATTATTTCTCTTATCGCAAGAGATGAAAATCAGCACTTAGCACTTACTCAGAACATTCTGAATAAGTGGAGAGAGGGTGATGATCCTGAGATGAAGCAGATTGCTAAAGAGGAAGAAGAGTGGGTTTATAAAATGTTTGATCGTGCTGTAAATGAAGAAAAGAAATGGGCAGATTATCTGTTCAAAGATGGGAGTATGATTGGACTTAATGATAAACTTCTTCAGCAATATGTTGAATGGATTGCTAATCGTCGTCTAAAGGCAATTGGTCTCAAACCTCAGTATGATATTTCGGCAAACAATAATCCTCTTCCTTGGACCCAGCACTGGATTTCTTCCAAAGGTCTTCAGGTTGCTCCGCAGGAAACTGAGGTAGAATCCTATGTAGTCGGAGGCATTAAGCAGGATGTTACCAAAAATACTTTCGCAGGATTCCAACTATGATGAATGGTGTGAAGAAGCAATCGTAAATGCTTATAAAGAAGCAGCGGAATGCGATGAGTTTATGTTTGGAGATTATGACTTTTGTAAAGAATGGTTAGGTGAAAAAGAATAATTGAATATAGATAAAGGAGGTAAACCCTCCTTTTTTAATGTCTAAAAATCAAATAACGAAAGAAGAAATTAAAGTTCGTGTTCTAAAACTGAAGAATGATTTGCATAATGAGCATATAAGGCATGATATGGATATGAAAGGACTTGCTCATAAATATCTGAATGAAGTTCTTGATATAATTGATGAATACAGATATTGACTATGAAAACCCTTGGACCTATAATGGAAAAGTGTTTGGTTCAGGTGATATTCAAGATCATTTTGGTTTTGTTTATCATATTCAGAATAACCTTAATGGTAGGGAATATATTGGTAGGAAATACTTTTGGCAGTTTAGGACTCCGAAAGGAAAAAAACGTAAAGTAAAATCAGAATCTAACTGGAAGGAATACTATGGGTCTTGTCCGGAACTTAAAGAAGACATTGACAAATTTGGCCGAGAAAATTTTAGTCGAACTATCTTATCATTACATAAAACAAAAGGCAAAACAAACTTTGAAGAGACCAAACAGTTATTCACCCACAACGTCCTCTCAGAAGGACTTGACGACGGAACCCCAAGGTACTACAATAGCAACATCCTCAACAGGTACTTCCGAAAAGACTACTATGACAGCAACGACTGAAGATATTGTTGCACACATTCGTGATTGGGCAATTGATAAAATTGAACTTCTTCATGAATCAGATAGACATCGAAATGCTCGTGCTCTTCTTGCAGAATTTGAAGAGTGGATTGAACCTGAAGGAGATGAACTTGAAATTGTTTCTTTGGAACAAGAAGAGGATTGGACTGACGAGCAAGAAATTGATGTTCGGTAATCCAACATCTTGACAGACTCTAAATAAAAACTTATAATGTTTAAATCCCTGTTATGAGCAGGGTTTTTTATTATGAGACTTTGACTTTGATTTAGAGCCGTGGGATCTGCCTCTTGAGAAAGGGGATGTGCGCTTTTCCTATACGGATGTAGAGTTCTATTAATTTTAATGCTAAACGTCTTTACTGTAGCCCTGCCCCTTCTGGCATCGGTTACAACCATAACGGCAACACTGCCATCATCTGCTATTGCTCCAAAATATTCTATCATTAAGGAGTTTGAATCAGAGAAGACAGCGATCCTAGAGGTTGCTCCCGAAAAGCCAAAAGAGAAAAGGCTAATTTGTAAAGGGTGTAATGAACACGAAAATGCTGCCCTGGCATACTTCCAGGACCGTGGTATTAAAGACAGAAACGCCCTTGCTACCATTATGGGTAATATTCGTCAGGAATCAACTTTTATTCCTAACATTTGTGAAGGTGGTAGTAGGACCAGTTGGAATAACTGCGGACGTGGTTATGGACTGATCCAATGGACATCTGCCGATCGTTATTATGGATTGGGTGATTTTGCTAAGAAGTATGGTGGTTCTCCATCAGAACTTCATACGCAACTTCGTTATCTAACAACTGAAGTCCAGTGGCGACGTATAGAAGACCGAATGAAGACCCCTGGTAAGTCTATCAATCGTTATATGGACTATGCGTATAGTTGGATTGGTTGGGGGCATCATGGTGCCCGCACTTCATATGCCTATGATTATGCCAACCGACTGATTCTGGTAGAAGTTTAAATGTATGGGGAGTTTGTTAAACTCCCCTTTTTAGTGCAAAAAAATGATATATATAATTAATCCTAATTATTTTTTTGAGGAGTATTATGTCTGAAACTACACAACTAATTGCTGATGCATTTGCGACTTGGCAATCTGAAGATGCTAAGTTTGAAAAGGGTAATAGTGCTGCTGGCACCAGAGCACGTAAAGCACTTCAAGAACTAACTAAACTTGCTAAATCCCGTAGAGTAGAAATCTCAGAAGAGAAGACTGCCAGAAAAGAAGCAAAGGCATCTGCTTGATAAAATAAATAGAGGGGAGTGTATGCTCTCCTCTTATGTCTATTGATAATCTTCCACAAGAACCAGAAGACATAGTTAATATTGCTGCTAGAACAGGATATTTAAAAGTAGAAACTGATATAGGTGAAGTTAAATTAAACTCTTATAATCAGGTAGAGATACAACCAAAAGGAACTCCATTTGGAACAAAGTTAAAAGTAGAGGCAGATGGATCTATAACTCCT